CAGCGGCAACAGCAGTTCCGACTCCTACACTTAGGGCTCTACTTGCCACCACAGCATTGGCTGAAAACATGTTAAAGAATCCAAGTAAGACAGAGTGTAAAATCATCGCAGCCGCTCTGACTAGTGCGAACTTTGACAGGAAAAGAGCAGCCATACCAGACGCTACGCCTACAGTTACTGTCATAGCAGCAGTGACAGAACCAGTCACTTTTTCTACGAAGTGGAAAACAGAACCTAAGACAGTTAATGCTAGTACCAATTTACCAACTGTAGCACCGAAAATTACGGTCGCTACACCTGCTAAGAGAGCGCCTCCTAAGAAACCGGAAAATAGACCACCTTCTCCTTCACCCGACATGGCAAAGAGTAAGCCATCCAAGGCTTGCTCTAAGACGGGTATTCCTTCTGCGAAACCTAATACTGCGGCATCAGCACCTTGTGTATGTAAAGTGAATAAAACAAGAGCGGTACTGAGACCACCTAAAAGGAGAGCCAATGTTATCACGGATGCATAAAATGTTTGCATTCGCATGGATATGTACTTGAGATGTGTTCTATTCTCCTCATATTCGTCATTCAACTTCGCAAAATTATCCTTCAATAATTCCATCACAGGACTATTCTTTAGAAACACAGCATGTAGTGCCTTGCTTGTTTTAGTTAGTCCTTCTTGAGCCTTGTCAATCTCTGATTGGTCTTTGTATAAGCCGGCAGATGCTTTTGCTAGTTTTCCAAGGCTTCCTACTAATAGAATAGCACCACCAACATGTGTTGCGTAAAAAGCATCTTTCAACTTAAGTTGAAGCCTAGTGATTTGGTCGACTTGCCGACCTAAACCCTCGAATGCGAAACGGACATCATCAATATCGTTTTTTGCAGCCATCACCAACTCTCCTTACTATATGGCATGGGCGTGCCCATACTTGTACCGGCGACGGGTGCCTTAGAATTAGAAGATTCGGTCTGCTTCCTATGTTGTTCTGCTTGATGCTCTTCTACGGCTGCCGCCCATGTGAACATCATGTCAAACTCGGCGGGGCTGAGAGAATCTATGTCACGTAGGCTGAGAGAGTAGTGTTTCATAACAAAATAGATGGCAGAATCGATAACCATTCCCACATCACTGTCATCTTCCCTCTTCAAATAGTCACGCAAGTCGCTTATCCTTCCAGCCCATCCCCCAAAGGGCCTGCCACCAAATCCTGTGGTTGAGGTAGGAATGCTATAATTTGATTGAGTATGTCAGGCCTAAGCGCTAACAATTGCGCTTTGCCCATCTCAGGCTCGGTACGCTCTACACAATTGTAAAGCATATATTTCCAATAAGCAGCGAGGTCCATCTCAATAGAGCCGTTCGGGTCTATATTGACTACTTCTTTTACTGCGTCTTGCATCTCCAAAAATGTGAGTTCCTTAACCCACACCTTCATGATGCTGTCGTCGCCTACTGCGACATGGCGTTCTTCGCTGGTATTACTAACCAGTAGGGTGTTTACATCTTCAATTACTTTCTTGTTGTTCTCCTGACTCACTTACTTCGCCCTCCAGGGCACTCTCTTCGCTTGAGACTGCCTCTTCCGAGGGGGTCTCTACAGACTCGTCAGGAGCCTCGTCAGAGGGGCCTGCATCATCTGCTTCTAGGCGGGCGATGAGTTCCGCCTTAGTACCTCTGACTGTCAATGCACGCTCTTCTAATATAGCACGCAATTGAACTACAGTCATCGACTCGTAATCAGTGGTGTCAGCAGTTGCTAACTCCTCAGGGAATGGGTTGCCGTCAGTTGCGGCAGCCTCAGGATTGAAATCAATCACTTCTTCGTTCTCAGGTATAACTTCCTCAATAATTTCTTCAACAATAGTCTCTGTAGCATTCTTATCAACGTCCCATCCAGGGTGTAAACTCCATCTTCCCATCTTCATCCCTCAACTGTGTAATAGTGAATCGTACGCTACAACCTTAACGTGACGTGGGCGTATCTTCAATTCACTTCTAATGACGCCCTTATCCTCAGGTATAGGCAGTGGTGCCTCAGCGATAATGTAGTCGTCTATGATGACTCTAACTTCTTCTCTGTTGGGCCCTGCACCCCCTTTAACTAGATGTAGTGTGATAGGCTCACTGTACCCCTTGGACCTGTTGGTTCGGAACTCGTGCCATAGCAATGGGTCACTAACTAATATCTCCATATTGCACTCGTACTCTACAGCGCCTTCGACGCTGAGTGTAGGGTTTCTGCTACCTGCGAAAGGTATCTGTTCTAATGATGTGCCACTGCTGTTCCTTGGTTCTATGTTTGGGTTAGTTCCTATGACTCTGTGAGTAGCGATGTTATTGTTACCGCTCACCATGAACTTGGTGACCTGCGCTAGATTTGAGCCGAAGGCTGTAATTGTACCATTGTAGAAGAAGAATGGCTTCTCAGTGTTGGGAGCAATACCAGCAATCTTCCTCTCCTTGGGACCGTTAGCGATGTTCTCGAACATTCTGTGTGCTGTGTATCGGTCACCAGCGTTACTGTTCTCCAACCTACCAGTATCAGTGTAACACATGAGAGCGTCGAAGTCTACTTTCAATTTGACCTCTGCATCAGCATCAGCGGTCATCTCCCAAGACTTGACCTTACAGCCTTTGTATAGCCTAGTGAGTTGTTTTGAGTCGGCAGCGTTGCCTGGAAGATGTAGTGTATTCGCGCTACTGTCTAATTCGTCTGTGGTGGATGAGCCTACGTTCCTGTTTCTTATGCTGGTCTCTATCGAGAATGATGGCTGATGCCACATGCTCCACATGGCTCTTGATTGTCTGTTAGTGATAGTACCGAAGCCAGCATCAGTAGTAACAAAGTCGGGGCTGCCGTTAGAATCACTATCGTCACACGCTAGATACTTGACTGTCTTTCCTGCAGCGTGGTCGAAGCAGAAAGGGTCGTCGACGTATATTCTCTTGAAGTCTGTAGTGTTATCAACTGCAATGACTCTTCTTATCTCGTTTCTCTCACTAGAGTGGAATTGAGTCTGTGCACCAGTCCACTTTGTGCGTGAAGTTGGCTCTTGAGCATAGGGGGTGAGTGTCTCTGTCGTGTCTACCACTACTATGTAATCACCAACCGCTACATTGGCTATATCGCTTATGCCATTGGCGAATCCAACGTAGGAATCTCCCATACCTATTGCATTGGCAACCGTACCTAGAGTCCCTTCTACTGTCGAAGGAGACGCTATAGCCTCGTTGCCTAGAGCGTAGTAGAGCCAGCGTGCACTGTGCATCATAGTCTCGAGAGAGCCACCCTCGTTGCTTATCGACTGTGGTTCTTGAACGACTACTTGTCTGCCAATGCCGACTACATGTGAGCGTAGTACCTCTACTTTGGTCTCAGGTAGTGCGATAGTGGCTGCCAGTCCCACGAATTGGTCTGCTAGCACCCTCTCGTCACTGCCCTTTGCTTGAACGTGAGATTTCATGTTCGGGTCTATAGTGGGAGCGCCTAATGCCTCGATGTAAAGTTCGTCACCAGTACCTGCAGCCAAACTGCTTGCACCAGTGATAGCGGGAGTGACGACTATCTCTTTCAAAGAGGCTGCGTCAATAACTCCGTCTGCCCCTATCCCGTTCGATACTATGGTGAAGAGTGAGCCTTTGTTGTAGTCATAGTCCTTCCAAGTGGCCGTTGCTGACTTGATACGCAATCGGCAACCCGCTAGAGCACCCACTGGGTACTTCAGATAGCCGTCTGAATCGAAGAAGCCAGCGGTTGAACCACTGAAACTTATTCTTGTGGTGTCCGTGCTATCATTGCCGGACCCTCCAGCGCCTGTAGTGGCGGCCCAAGTAAGCCCCCCAAACGCTCCTTTGCTTAGCACTATTCCTGTCTCGTGACCGAGGGTGACCTCGGCCAAATCACCCTTATACACTGTCGATGGCATCCTATATCACCCTACGCGATTAGTTCACTAAAGATAACTATTTCTACTTGGAAGGTCATTCTGTGCAAATGTTTGCTCCTATCTGACAAATCTGTCCTCGTTTTGAATAGCATCCTGTCGAAGTTGATTGCATCCCCTTTTCTCTTCGAGTGAACGATACGGCGTATCTCATCTTCCATCTTCATTAGTTGGTCTCTGCCTCTCACGGTACGGGCATCTACTGTGATGTTGATACGAGTGTGGACGAAGTCATAGAACACCTCAGGTTGCTCTTCATTGTGCGCTGTTTCGTAGAGGAATACACCATCACTCCTGTTAAGGTCAAACCTCTTACCTCTACCTGGCTCTAAGGTTGTGATGTCCATTATCACAGGCTTTCTTTGGTTAGTGTTTCCTCTGTTCCAATTATCATCCAAAACAGATTGCATTATCGCTACTGATTCTTTTGCCATTTTAATCACCTAGTTCCCTACGTTTGTATGGACCGTTAACTGCGTGCCTCTTGGCAAGCGCGACGATACGGTCGTAACGCTCATCTCCAGGCTCAAGCACCTTCTTGTCCTTTCGTGAAATTATTTGGTTGTCTTCAGTGACCTCACACTCATCTATTAGTGCCTGCTCTGTGAAAAGGATTCTCGACTTTGAAGTAGGTATCCATATGCTACCTTCTCTCAACATAGTGACTGCCTCTTCACCTAGCATATCAGCAACAGACGGTGGAAAATCAGTCAAGAGTCATTACCTCCATGTATCGTGGTAGAGTCTCAGCGACTTGTGTCTTGAATAATTGGTATTTCGCACCGAGGTCTATATTAGTGGTTCCTTCGGGCATGAGCACACTTCGGTCATCAGAGAGCAGCAAGTCCATTGCCACCATCTTGGTACAGATGTCTTCAATCGCTTTTTCGACGTACCGCTCGCCATATACATAGGAACACTTCACTGAGTTCCACTGGAAATAAGGGTATGTGTTATTGAAGTAGATGATACCTAGGTCATAGTCCATCCACCAATCACGAAGCCTAGCCTCATCACCAGTAGTAGTACCAAAGTAGTCTATCTTGAATCTGTATTGAGTTATTTCTACACCGTTGGAAAGTGCAGCAAAACACCCGCTACTAGCAAGGTCGGTGACACCGGTAAGTGTAGTCGCTGTCTTAGCCGTGTAGTATGCACATTTGACTGAGGAGCCACTACCAGTACATATGATGCCATATGGGGCTAAGGTGGAAGTGTCAGCCAAAGTTATGACACCACTACCGGAAGAACCGGAAGTGCTAGATACAGTCAAAACGGTGTCAGTTAGGTTTGTTGCAGACAAGCCAGTGAGATTTGTGATGCCAAGAGTGGAGTTTTCTCCAGCCTCTCCACGATTCATGCTAGTGACTTTCAACTTTGAGTTGCCATAATCAGCGTTAGCAGAAGCCATAAACTCATGATGAACATTAGCAACAGTTGTGCCACTGCTAGAAGCAGAGGTTTCAAGAGAAAACGAAGGAGAAAAGAGTATGGCGTCCTTTCTTCTTCTGAGGTCTTTGTTGATGAGGTCAGCCAATTGTTGAGCAGCGTTAACACCATCGAAATCTGCACTCCATTTATTAGAGGTCGAACCTACTTGAAGGCTGGCCACTCCACCACCTCCTGGGCAGAGGAACAAATAATCATTCGTGGTCAAAGCGCTGTGGTCTATGATTTCTAAACGAGCCTCAGCCGTACCGACCTCTCTGTATTCTTGACCTTGCCATATCTCTAATCTAAGAATCTGTTGCACATTGCGGAACATCAAAGGGACAGTACCGACATAGTCAGTGTAGTACCTACGCCTGTAAGGCTTGTAAGTATCGAAGTTGAGATACTCTGCAGTTTGCAGCATTGGTCTCCATGAATTGTTACATAGATTATCTATCTTGTCTTGCATGCGGAGAATCATTGTCTCAACAGCCCTACGAGTCACCCCTCGTCTCTTACCATTAGTGAAAGATTGTAGGTTCTGCAAAGTCGCATTGTCTGCAGTGTCATAATCTCCTGTAGTGCCACCCGACCAAGATATGACTACGTTTGTCCCATCTCGGGCAACACTAGTTATTGTGACAGTCTCTCCTAACTCAGTATCGCTAGCAAGTTCTACTTCATCTCCTACTTCAAATCCTACAGTTCTTTGGTCTGCGGGGCTTATAGAGGCTGAGGTGCCACCTGTGTTAGTGTCTGCTACCAAATATACGGGGTCAGGTAGGGGTATCTGTAGTATATCTGCTACTTTCTGAGCACTACTGTATATTACTTGGTCAGGGAACAGAGGTCTAGGCTCTCGCTCTCCTGTGTTGAATACTACTGGCACTAAGCACCCCTCCCCATTGGGTGCCAACCTTCGGGGTCATTAGGGTCATACACTCCAGTCTTAGAGTTCACCATGACATTGCCAGGGTTAGGAGATTGTGGTTTAGATAAATGGGGAGCGTGTGCTTGTACTGGTTGAGGTGTCTGAGCATTCAGACGTTGTCGAGCCTCGTCATTCTTCATTCTATGATACTCTTCTAGTGTGACAAATCTACCCGAGCCTTCAGGGTACTCACGCATATCTATCATGTTCTTGAGTAAGGCCCATGCACTATTAAATGCACTCATACTTTCACATCCACCTTACCTAAGTTATACTCCATTGGTTTAGAGCATGCGCCACAGCGCTCTAGGTAACAGAAATGGAGCATGCCACAATGTTTGCAGCGAGTTCCACTACCTATGTCAATCACGTCTCGTATGTTACGAGAGCGTGTGTTCTGCTCAGTTATTTGGCCGGCGAGCCGCTCGCGCGGAGTTGCGTCCGTGCGAACAGACTCACCGGTTGCGTAATTCCATCCTTGCTTGGTTAAACGTCGGAGGTCCTCGGCGTCCATTGTGCTCACCATCAAGTGGTGACCACTACTACGTATAAGTTCCCCGCCATGAGATAACTGGTTATGCCCTCTACCGCCTTACCGTTGGTATAGTCATCTAGGACTTTCTGTATGCCTCCGGCCACAGAAGCCCCTAACTCAATTGCCTCGTCAGGGTTAAACTCAAAGACTTTAACGTCAGTCATGGGGTTTCACCCCCAATCATCGTCGACCCAGGATAATGAACCTGCCACCATCGCTACCAGACTCCGTAAAGTGGCACGTGGTTCCCACGAAGCCAGTTGGGTTTGCCTGCTCGGTAGCACTGTTAGCGGTCACATCGAAGTGTAGTATTTCAGACAAAAAGTCCGAAGCGTCTACACTAGTATCACCGTTAGCCCATGTTCCTGTTAATAGTAGTAAGTTTCCTAGTGTTGTAGGTCTATCATCAAATGCTATTGCCATATTCATTCCTCCTCAGTGGCGACCTCAGCCGCGAGCACTTCATCAACTCTCTCTAGCATCTTCGCTTTCGTGGCGCGGACACCGGACATCTGAACTCCGTGGTCAGCCAACCATGTTTGGATGTCTGCCTTGAGCCAGTTTTCGTCCGGTAGTCCGTCACCATCGTCTTGCGTGAACGTGACTCCTTCGTAGTCGTCAGTTATCTGCCAGTGTGTGTCTTTGAAGGCACCGCGACGCTCGTCCAACCATGCTTGGGATACCTCGACAGGCGTGTGCCTGTCATAGTGACCGTACTTAGTGCGTACAGTTCTTTCAGGTCCTCTCCAAAGTATTGTCGGCATATGAGGTCACTCCTTATTCATGCCACCAAAAGCCAAATCGTAGCGTTCGCAGTGTCATTAGTAGTCCCATCTGCAGTTGCTTCACAGTCTGCCGTAATGACAAGACCGCTAAAGGACAATGCTAGATTCGCTGTTGCGTCTTTGCTGTGTCCCATGCAAGATAGGATGACATTTGCTCCACCACTTAGTGTGATGGTTTCTGCTTCTGCCAATGCACCTAGAGTCATGCAGACCAATCGTGGTTGCATTCTGTTCGTACCGTCAGTCTGACGGGCTGCGAAAGATGTCAAAGCGCCTGGGTATCCAGTTAGCCATGATGTATCATCTTGGTCCACTCCCGCCTGTAGGGGGAGGTCTAGGTCAACCGCGACTGTCGCGGAAGCACTCGTTGTGTAGGTTATTCCTCTGTGTGTTGTTGCTGCCATATCATATCACCTCTGTTATCTCTCCACCAACCTCAAGCAAGGTCACGGATTGAACCTCCTGCACCGAAGAAAGAATCCCATACCTCACCCATGGTTCGGTAGAGTCCCTCTTGTCCTAGTCTGTTGATGGCGAATGGGTCACCTGTCTCGATACCCGACTCGAAATACTGAGTTGGGATTGCGGTCTGGAACCATAGGTAATCAGTATCGAAGTAGTAAATCCTCGAGATACCCGATGTGTCCTGCACTACGTCCTTGGAAGGAATGATTGGGACACCGTTGTAGGTAGCCACAATGAATCCAGCCTCTATACCTGGAACACCCTTTACACCGTTGTAGGTTGGGGTGACCCTCTTGGACTCCATGAACCTTTGCTGGCTCTGTAGGAGTTGCTGTACACGCATTAGGGTATCATACCCAGTTAGCATGACCTTAGGGTTACCACCACGCTTCCAAATCTGCTGGAACAATCCGTCCAGTTGATTCAGGCTTAGGTTCCTGTTAGTGTTGGCTGCGGAAGACACGTCTACCTCAGCACTGTGGAAGTCTGCGCTACCATCACGGGTGATGGAGTACAGGTCGTGGTCTGTGGTTGCACTTACGTGACCTGTACCTGTTGTCATTGCGTCAGGGTCTGTGGTCAGGCGGTCTAGTGACTCAAGGTCGTTACCTGCTGGGGTCTCCACATCTTCTAGGAGCATCCTGTTGATGTGGTCTGCGTGGTGCTTGCCCATTTCCTCTTTGAGGACTTGGCGCACATCTCCAAGACCGTCATCCTTGTCAGATAGGAACATGCTCACTTCGCTTAGGTCGAAAGCGTGTCCAATCGTCTTTGGCTTTGCAGCCACGTGTAGGAAGTCAGGCTTGGTGGTGTCAGGCAGAGTAGCGTTTTCAGCCAGTCCACCGCCAACTGTGAAGGAAGGCTTGGAGGTAATGATTCTCCATCCACTTCTTTCCCAAGGTTTCTTTGGGAGGATTGAGAACGCATTAAACTCTTGGTTCAGTTGCGACCAAACTTTCCTACCGTAGATTGCTTGGTAAGTACCTGCAGTGGTGCTCAGTAGCGGAGCGTCCGCTTTGAGTATGTCTCCACTGCTGTATGTGTACCCAGTCGTTGCTGTACCACCGTAGTAGTACCTTTCCATATCTTGTATTGTTCTTACGTAATTACGTGCCATATTCAGTTGCCTCCTTGTAGGGCTTTTCCAGCCATCCTGTGTACGTCATCCCATGACATCTCTGCCATGTCTTTTGTTTCAGGAACTGTCATCATTGGAACAGTTGCAGACTTCTGTATGTTTTCGCCTTCGGTGGATGAGAAGTTCTCAATTCTCTCACCTAGAGCGATAACAGCCTTCTGCAGGTCTGCTAGTGGGCCACGTGCATCGAACTCTGTTCGTGCTTTCTCTGTCTCTTCTGAGTTAATCTCCTTTTGGAGTCTCATGGAGAACTCGTTACCAAGTTCAGTCTTGAACTTCTGCTCTAGAGCAGCAGCCTTGTAGACTTGATAAGCCTCTTCAATTTGAGAGGGAGATACGGCTTCGGGGGAGATGTAGTCATCTGCTTTGATAACATTCTTGTTACCGCTTCCGCCAGCGCCCATGTTCATCTTTGGCCTCTTGCCGGAATCATCTTCACCAGCACCTTCGATACTGCCCTGCCCACGGTGTGTGTAGCCTGGCTCTCCAGGGGAGTAACCTTTCTCTACCCCTTCGAGGTCTTCTAGAGATGACCTTGCAGCCACTGGGTCATACCCAGCAGACTTGACGGTGGTCTCTAGCCAGTTCAGATAATCTGTCGAAATGACATCATCAAGTTCGTCAGATGCTTTGTACATCTTATCATCCTTGCTTGTCTCGACTTCTTCCTTATCCTTTTTCTTTTCGTCTTTCTTTTCATCCATTGCTTTCTCTGCGTCTTCTGACTTTTCCGCCTCTTCGGCAGCCTTTACAGCAGCCTCTGCTTGGTCGGCATCGTCGAGTCTCTTAGAGAGTCTCTCCAACACATTCTGCAACTCATTCATCGTTTCACTTTCGTCACTCATGTTTTCACCTTTTTTTGTTGTTGTATCCTCCTTTAGGATTCTAAATTGGGCTTCAGGATTGATGCCCTTCTCGCAAATGGTCACTTCATGTAACTCCATACGGCGTATTTCACGATAGTCACCTCTAGTGCCGTCGTGTTTGTTGACACGCTCGAAAGCCTGTCCACCGATGGAGAACGATTTCAGGTTCCCCTTGCGAATCTCTGCTGCTACTTCTCGTGCCTTCTCTATATCGTTGCGGAGTTTGATAACAACGAACATTCCCGTGTCATCTACCTCCGACTTCCATACTCGGCCACCAGTATCAGTGTAGTCAGGGATTACCTCCCCTACTTGTATATTAGAATGTGCTAGTTGGACGTTTCTGAAACCTGGAGATTTCATGAACTTACCGAAGGCGTCCTTCAATGCGTTTTTTGTGATTAGGTCTCCTTGCTTGTCAACCATCTCAACAGATGCATACCCTGCTACGACTAAGTCAGAAGTCCTAGATTTCAATAAGACAGGGTCTTCAATAGGAGCCTGCATCATGAGCATTAAGGCACGATTTTTTTCTAATCGTACTTAAATCCCTATGATGAAATCGGGAGTTTTAAGTGTTTATTGTCTTTTTCTTTATTGGATGGTGAGAACTTTGGGCAATCTTCTGCTTTGTGTCCCATACCTTGACCGCAGTCCTCTCCGACCTTTGCCCCGCACCAACAATCTCCACCTTTCTTTTGTCTGGTAGGTTATACCCCTCGGTGTTCTCTGTAGGGCCACTAGGAGATTCGACAGGTGTGGCATAATCTATGCCCAGCCCTTTCGGGCCAGTGAAAGTCGTCTTCTCTTTCAATACATTATCTAAAGCCTCCAACGCAGTCGTTAGTTGCTTGGCTAATTTAGGGTCTTTGAGTAATCGCTCTGCAGGCTTCAACACTTTCTTGGGCTTCTTGTCATGATTTGCTGGAGGCTCCGGTACCACATTTGCCTTCTTAGCCTTCTTTGTTTCTATCTCTGCTCTTAGGAACACAGCAGCGAGCGGTTCCCAATACTCTCTTTGTGATTCGGCCAACGTCTCTAAGTATGTATTAGGGGCATCTATTGATTTGATGATGAAAGAATGGCCGTGTGGTTCAGTGTCATATACAACATGCCCTGCTGGGAACTCCAAATGCACACTGCCCTTTTTCACTCTGACATTGTGGGGCACGTCTTGGTTCTTCTCTCCACTCAATAGAGATAGGGTTTGTAGGCTGTCTGTCGAATTGGCTTCTGCGTCTTTGATGTATTTAGCACCATGTAAAGTGAATACTTTCAGATTGTCTCTCCCTTTCGCGGTGACATTTGATGTCTTGACAGTGATGCATTGGCCAGGCTCTAACCCGTCTTTTGTTAAGGAGCCGACATCCATGTAATACTCACCCTTGAACTTCACAGCCCTGTTACCCAAACGCTTGGCTTGGTCTTCTAACAATGGACCTACTCCTAAGAGACAAGCACCACCTGTCTCTAATACTATGACATCTAATTGATGCTCTTTAGTCATCAACAACCATTTCGGGTGTCTAGTTTCTCCCTTCATGTAAGTGGAGTCTGCATCTCTCAGCATTACTTGCTTAACCCCTTTCTCTTTCATGAGGTCATTGACCGCTCTCTCTAGACCTACTGTATCTACCCTCTTTGTATTGATTGGTGCAGGTATGAGCACTTCCTCGGTTGCTGCAAAGTTGGCTCGGAGGTGACGTACTCTATCTTTGGTCGCTGTGTTCCCTAAGTCTTCATCGCCGGCTTTCACAATATCTAGTATGTGCAATATCTCCCCATCCCAAATACAATCGACTAGGAAACCCGCTTTATGGCAAGACCGCACGCCCTCTCTGATTTTACTTGGTAAAGGTACAGTCTCTTTGTGTGTATTGTAAGCCTGCACTTTGCTACCATTCTTAGAAACCATTACTCTTTCGCCTTTTGGCCATGATGATAAGACCCAATCTCCAGACAGTCCTTTGAATGAGTCGAGGTCATCTAATGAGAAAATGCGGTGCATTGCCTTGACTGGTATAGGCTTCCCTTTGTCTTTATCGTCCTTGTAAAGTAAGTCCATATCAGTCAGCACATCGAAAGACCGAAGGATTTCCCCACTACCACTCACGTTTTGCTGACCTGCTGCTACACTTTCAAAGTTGTCTTGACCATTCGGCGTAGAGTCCAATGTTGAACCCACCATTCTATTCATTACCTCAGGATAGAAATGAACTGCAGTTGTAGGCTCCCCTGTCGGTAATTCAGTCATTCCCGATGGCATCTCTCCCAGTGGTTGCTCTTCCGTCGCCACCCCAAAATGCTGGTGTGTTATTCTGTTAAAAGGGAAGCAAGAGAGTTTCGAGCGAGACAGGTCTCCTCTACTACCTACTGGGACACTGCTTGGCTCTACTCTCGTTATATCCATTTTTTCATGGATATTATCCCACCTCCCTCTACAATGGAAGAAGTCGGCTAACATCTCGAACTTCTTATCTAAGGGTAAGGAATCATTGTAACCTGCTAAAGTGTTAGCGTGTTCGGGGAAGGCTAGCAGACCATTTCTGTTCTTAGCAGTGGTTAAGTCTCTAGCGATGATTGACATTATACTTGCAGAGCCCTTCGGTGCGTTGAGTAACGAACTCCACTCATGGAACAACTCATTCTGACTGACTGAATTACCCATCCTTGCTTTGAAATAGTCTCTCAGTAGAATACTAAGTTGAGCGCCTTTTCCATACTCTGCTATCTTCTTAGTAGTAGTGCTCTCCTTTTCCTTGTAACCTTCGTTCATTTTATCTGGTTTCATCCAACTTACTGGATTCAAGTCTTTCTCGTGATGATTGACCCTCTTTAGGTTCTCTAGATGGTCCGCAGTGCTTAATTTCTTATGTTCTGTTTCCGAGTCTCTATCTCTCAACGCTTTCAACTTGGTCCTTAAATCATGAACGTAAGTTGGGCTGTACATCTTGTCGAGCATCTTCAATATCTTCGAGTGGCCCAACTCGGGATGTAAGTAAGAGTCAAGTAATTGATGCCCGTCTACGTCTTTATCTGCCGACTCTTTTGTGATTCGCCTTAGCGGATGAGAGCGTTCGTTCTGTTCTTCAAATGAGCGTCTATCAGATATCACATATTTACTGTAATTAGATTTAGATTGGTAATCGTTGTATGTGAGATTGTTAGTCTTTGGGTCATAATCAAACCCAGCATCGGAGAGTTTTGAGACCCAGTCTTCAATCTCACCTGACTCTTTCGCTGCCGGTATGACATTGTTCATCACTCTTACCAACAAGTCTCTGTCATCACCCTGCATGAGATGATATCCGGACTCTAACATTCTATACATCATAGTACGTCTACGTGATAACTCTGCCCTACCAGACACTGGCAAATCGGAATGGATACGAAGATTCTCTTCCTCGAACTTGGACATCTTCTCTTTCAGAGAAAGGTTTGCGTACGTATCATCTTTGCCAGCGGCTCTCAAGGCATAATCGGCTAGTGTGATAGGCCATGAGTGCTGTAGTGCTTGGTACAAATTGACCTCGTCTTTGACTATCTGCATGACCTTACCTGGGCTAATACCTGCTCGGTAATAGATATCAGGCTCATCTTCTAACTCATACTCGTCACCTAATTCTTGATGCGCTCTATGTCGGGCTTTGTCAGACAACTCTTCCGCAGCCTCATTGACTTGAGGTGTTCGGTATTCGGGCTGTGTAGGTGAATGCATAACGTGGTCTACCCATTGTGCAGCAAACTCAGCAGGGTGAGGCCCTAATGCGACAGGCTTACCGTCTTGTTGAATGATACATCTTTCAGGTACTTCCAACATCTGTTGGCTCATATAACGACCCGCATATCCTTCTTTCTCGTAACGCCCATCAGGTGTTCCAACCAAACCTTTCTCACGTGGCTTTTCTTCAACATCGACTTGTGAATCATATCCCTCACTACCCAAAAACAAGGCTACGTCTAATGGGGTCGGTGTCTTACCAGTGGCTCTCTCTATCTGCTGTCGCGTAGGAGCGCGTTTGGTAGAGTTAGGATGTAGTAGATTGCTAGGGGTGAATATATCCCTGTCTCCTGTGTCAGGGCCGTGAGGCTCAAGTTCGAGATAGTGCTTGCCATTGACTTCTACTAATGGGTAGAAGTGATTGCGAGAGACATTGCTCAGTCTAGATTGTATGGCTTCTCTCCAATGAGGCAATACCCTCGTCTTCTGAGGCTCTTCATAACCTAAAGTGTCAGAACCACGTGCTTGGCGCCTGCCTCTAGTAGAGGTCATGGAAGCGAATATGTTGTGTAACATACCCTCTTCAAAGAACTTTGATGGGTGTCTAAGCAATTCTTCGGGTACTGTCTCGAAC